ATCTTCAGTTTTTACTTTCTTTATAGACTTTACAATTCGTTCCATGCCACCTCTTATACATTGGGTAAGTGATTTCTTTTTGGCAATGCTCACAAACAATTCGTTTATGTTTCTTCCCATATCGGGGAGAGTTTTCACCTGTTCTCTGAGATGCCAACTCAGAGAGGTGTTTCTTTGTTTCTTCTGAGTGAGTTTTCCCATAGAATGGGTTACTTTCACCAGTCATCTTTTCACTCATCATTTTTCTATGTTCGGGCGAAGAAACGATTTGTTTATGTTTCTCTCGAACTTTGGGGTTTGACATTGGGTTAGAAGATCCATAATACCCCTTCCCATAAAATGGATTGTTTTCACCTGAAGTAAGATGTGAGTAGTGTGATCTTATTCTATCATAAGAATTCAGATTTTTACATCTAACACCATTACCATTACTGCGTTTCATATTATAAAAAGCATAACACATTTTCTGCTTTGATTTTCCCTCCAACATTTTCAGGAGAAGATGGTGACAGACAAAATGCTCTCTTGGTGTTAGATATGCTTTGTTTTTTGGTTCTTCTCCGCCACCCAATGATTTAGGTATGATGTGATGACATTCAACTATATGGGGCAATTCCCTACATTTTGATCTTTCAACAATACGGAAGTAACATTCTGTATATTTATTGGATAGAAACAAGGTTCTGGTCTCAACTATTATTATTTAGTCCAGAACCCAATTTCACATAGATTTTATAGTATTTGAAGGTAATAACTCAGTAACGGATTTCCATTCATAACCATCTCCAGTATCTACCAAAAACTTATGTTCTCCAGAACATCTAATAGTTTCTCCATCTTCCAATTCCAATTCATAAACATCTTTGTCGGTAAAATGAAAGGTGTCAGTTACTGGAGAATATCCAAACATTGTCCTCACCTTGTCACCAACTTGAATAGATTCAATAGGAATAGAACCATTTTCTGTTTGTATCTTAGTTCCCGCAACTAAACAACCCCCACCCATTTCCTGAATAGGAACATATTGTCCAATTACGGAATATACATGATTAGTGACAATCATTGGGATATTTGCCTGACCCAGTTTCAAAGTCAACATACGAAAAGCACCCTTGATCAGTTGTGATTTTGTCATATCACGAACTTGCTTGTCGTTGAGTGCGTCGTTGATTTCTTTTTCGGTCGAAAGCATACCTAAAGAGTCTAACACAAACATACAAGGTTTGCGCTCTTCTTCTGGTTTCTTTTGATATAAATCAACTGCCTTGAGTGCCTTGCTACGAAACTCTTCAACTGTGACAACATTCACAACAACTATGCGATTCAAATCAATACCACGACTTTCTAAGAGTGACTTATTGACAGCCGCCTCAGTATCAAAATACAAGCAGTATCCATCAGGATTAGAGTCCAGAAAATTCTTAACCACTGCGAGGCTAAAAAAAGTTTTTCCAGTGCTAGACTCGCCAGCGATGGCAGTAATCTTATTGCCAGATACACCACCAAATAAACTACCTGAAACAAGTCCATTAAAAATGTAACTGCCGGTATCAACGTAAGTTTCCGTTTCATCAATTTCTGCGGCGAGTTTTGTATATTCATCACCAATTTCTTTTACAATATCCTGTAAGAAGTCCATTATACAAAAAAATCCTCCAAATTAATTTTCTTTTCTGTAGACCATCCAATAGCATCAAGCACAGATTTGAGTGGTTCTACAAAACTCTTTTCAAATTGTAGATCATAATCAATATATTTGTCAAGGCCAAGTTCTGTAGGGAAGTCTTGAATAAATGAAATTACATTCTCATGAATAATATTTGGTTTCTTCAGATAAAGAAACTTAATCTTTTCACCATTATTAATAAGTGAATACTTATTATCAAGTTTATTTTTTTTAATATAAAAGTTAAACAAAAGTGATCCGCGAACATGAATAGGTGTTCTCTTAGTGTAAATATCTGAATAAGAATGGTACTTACGAATGTCACTTACAGAACGAGGAAAGGCAATTTCTTCTGGTGGAAGTTTTTTGAAATTCTTACGGCATTTACTAATAAAATTAATCACATCATCTTCGGTCGCACTCATTATCAACTTCAGACCATCCTTAATCATCTTTCGGCAAGGTGCAGGTGTTGAGGATTTGACTGCCTCAATACCCATCATCTTTAATTTAGGTTCTTTGTATTGAACTCCTTCACTATTCCATACATTGAGAATATATCGTTTCTTCGCAGTCCAAATACCACGTTCTGCGATATTCTCACGTTTCATGATCATTTTTTGTTCATATGCATTCATATATTCTGCCAGTTCTTGGTAACAATCTTCAATATATTTTTCAAGTTTTACCTTACAAACCTTATCAAGAAAAGAAACAATACTGCCAGTAGTTTTCTCTTTTCCCTCATAAATTTTTTCAACCAAAGGACCCATATTGAGATATACACTATCCGTATCGGAAGCAATTATGTAGTCAATCTTTTTTGTCTTTAGAGCATTATTTAAGTATTGATTAAGTTTATTTTCAATCCAACGAATCGCAACTTGTCCAGAAAGTGTAATCGCTTCTGCATTTTCAATCTTATAATAGCGGAAGTATTGATTCCCACAAGAACCATAAGCAGAATTCAGGGAAATTTTCTTTGCCATCTGGATATTATTACACCTGGAAATTTCTTTTTCAAGGTCTTTTGTTGGATTTTTTTCATATTCATCCTTCGCTTCAATCATTTTTTTCTTAAAAATGACCCTATCATTATACATCTTTTCCATAAGCTCAGGAAGAATTCCCCTCACATCCTTACGATACATCGCACCATTAGGACAAACAGCATATTCTTTATATGGACTTAGATCAATTTGTTTATTTAAAATTTTATCAACAGAAACGTTGGGACATTTTTCATCCAAAAGAGTTTCTGGACTAAGATTAAACATCATAATTAAATGAGGATACATTGAATTTAAATCTAGAGATAAAACCCAATCATACATTCCAGGAACTGGTTCTTTCACATAAGCACCAGCATACTTAGAATTTTTATCAGACCTTTCTCTTGGGGGAATTGCGATATTACGTTTTTTGAGGTGGTTATAGATAATTGTATCCCACATTCTAACCTGAGAAAAAACATCGACATAATTTGCCTTTGCATCATATGCCATCGTAATTGCCAATTCAATCAGTTTCATCTTGTCTTCCAGACGGTCAACAAGTTCTACGTCAATTATGTTATACTCGCAAAATTTTTGCCAACCATTTGTATAAAACTCTTTGAAAGTATCAAATTCAGAGTGATCTAATTTTTTTTGTCCAAGTTCTACACTCGCAATATAGTCCAGTCTATAGGACTCCTGCGCCTTATAAGTAAACTTCTTATACAGATTTAGGTAATCTAGTTGTGTTATTCCTCCAATATCATAAGTTATGCGACGATTATCATAATGATCCATACCTTCCCTAAGAGTAACAAGACCCCAAGGAGAAAGTCGTTTCATCAACTTCTCACCAAGAATACGGTCAATACGTCTTACAAGGTATGGAATATCATACCCTTCACTGTTCCATCCAGTAACAACTTCAGGTGTATTGTCTTCAATCATCCACCAGTCAATGAAAGAATTCAATAACTCACGTTCAGTCCTGAATCCTTTGTAAGTAACATTTTCCTGTTTGTTATTGAATGAACCTCGACCCCAAGTGATAATTTTCTTGGTGGCATAATCCTGAATAGTAATAAGAAGAATCTCTTCTGCAGCAGATTCTACATCAGGGAATCCATTTTCAGATGCAACCTCAATATCAATCGTTGAGATTTTAATTTTGTTAGTATCGAACTTAATTTCTTCTTCGGGATATTTTTCTGAAATGTATTGATAAATGTATCGATCATTACCATAAATCTTAAAATTTTCTACCCCCTCATAGTTTTTGATGAAATTTCTACATTCCCTAACAGTTCCTGGTTGAACCGACTCAACATAATTGCCTTCTAGTGTTTTATATTTCGTTTTTTTATTTGAAGGAATAAACAGAGTTGGATAAAACTTTTCTCTCGTAGCAAAATGTCTTCCGTTTTCATAACCACGGACCAAGAAGTGATCCCCGACCATTTGAACGTTTGTGTAGAATCGTTGAGACATAAATAATTAAAAGATAGTATAAAATAATAGCATATATCTATTCGATATATAACAAATCATCCAAAAAAAAAAGGTGTTGATACTCTATTATATCACGCATTAAGAAAATACCATAAAGATAATTTTAAAGTTGAAATAATTGAAGAATGTGATAAATCAATTCTAAATGAAAGAGAAGAATATTGGATTGATTATTATCACACTTTCGCAGAAGGATATAATTGCAGTATTGGAGGTCAAGGATCTATTGGATTTAAACATAGTGAAGAAACCCGAAAAAAGATGTCCGATTCCAAAAAAGGAAAACCTTCAAATAGAAAGGGCAAAACTAACTCCAATGAAAGCAATTTAAAAAGAAGTCAAACTTTAAAAAAAGGATACTTAGAAAAAACCCGAAAAGAAATAAACTATGAAGATGTTAGTGGTGAAAATAATGGCAATTATAAAACCGGAAAGTATTCAGGATACTATGCCAAATATAGAAAGAAATAGTTTCAGTTGATTTTTTCCAAGTATTTTTCAAGAAGATCCGAATTAGGTTCAATAGCAGTTAAAATTATATCAGAGACAATTTTAAATTCTGTCTGATCCGTACAACTTTCCAACCAGGGTTCTATAATATCACCATTTGAAATACTATATGGATTAATTAGTCTCCAATCTGGAGCACCAAGTTCAATTGGATCAAACTCCACAATTTGAGTAATTAAAGTCTTACCACTCGAAAGCACAATAATTTTAATTATCTTATCCATAACTGATCCTCATACCAACACATAAAACTTTCTCGTCTATTATAGCACAAAAAAATCGGGGTGTCCATGGATTTTGCCATAGAACCCCGTGCGGCGACGATATTCATTTATATTTATCGGACAAATACATCCACATGAATATTAGGTTTCCTTCTGGGACCATAACATTCCTTAAGTGGAAGAACTTTACGTTCCGTATACCAACCCCAACGATCATACTTAGTTTCATATCGAATCTTCTTACACTCCTTCCAGTTCTTACGAACCATCACATTTGGTTGAGGATAAGAATACTCCGAACTATACATATGAGATCTTGGATGTGCCTGAACAGGAACAGTAAGTCCGTGAGCAGCACCCATCAAAAGTCCAGCAAGAATAACGTTTTTCATTTGCATAAAATGTTTCATCAGGTCAAGTATACCACACCATCAATCCAAAGACAAGTGTCTTAGATTAAAGATAATCCTTACGTTGATGATGTTCTGGGACAATTTTTCCGAGTGTAATACTCAGTAACCCATCCTCAAAAGTAACTGATCTAACTTCCGTTTCATCTGAGAGTGTCC